TCAGCGCAGCACACCCGTTGCCAGCGCCCTTTGAATGCCACGGACGTCCGTACCCTTTTTCAGCGTTTTCGCGATCGGTTCGCTACTGCCCGAAACCCAGATTTTCAGCTCCGAATCGAGATCGAACGTACCCGCCGTCTCGACGGAAAAGCGTGTAATGGCTCGATAGGGCACCGACATGTAATCGACCTTGCTACCGGTCAGCCCCTGGATGTCGACGATGATGACACGCCATTGCGTGAACACGAAGAAATCGCGAATGACCCTGAAGGCAAGTTCCACCACCTCGCCATCGATCAGCACGCCATCCAGCCGCTTGTTCAAATCGGCCGGATCGACGGTGGAACCGTGACCCAGCAATCCGTCAAAAATGCCCATCGCATCCTCCTGATCGTATCTTTGCGCAATCAGGTAGATATTTGCGCCATCATAACAAGTCGGGAGCATGTTGGCACAGTTGACGATCATCCCTCCGAGGCTGTAAAGCCGTTTCGTGAATGACCGGGACATGGTCCTGCGTACCGGCGCGGCAAAAGCCTTGCCCATTCCATGGAAGAGTGTCCGAGTGGTTTAAGGAACCGGTCTTGAAATTCGGTTCACGGCGTCTTCCATCATCCCTTCCCATACTCAGACATGCTAGAACGTAAGGGATTGCCGCGAGGCTTGTACTCTTCCGTGCTGCCGCGTTTTTGATCGTGCTACCGAGTTGGGTAGCAAAATGGTAGCAGTCTGTTCTCTGCCTGTTCCTCGCCATTGTCAGACGGTCGGCTCTCTGGCAGGGTCTCTCCAAAATTGGAGGGACACCCATGGCGATAATCATTCTGATTCTTGCTCTACTGCAAATGGCTGGCGGCGTTCTCGTCGGTCTTGCGGCTAAGTCGGCCATTCACGAGATCTTAGGAGCCATCTCTTTCGGCTTGGGTGTCGTCAGCTTTGCCCTGTCGGCAATCATCGCAAAGATCGACGATGCTGTTAAGAAAAACGCAAGATAGGACCCAATTATGTCTGACGAAAAACATCCGCTCATCGAAGAGTTCAGCGACGCCCACGATCACCTCCTGGAAGCTATGAACAGACTGGCGGCCGAGGTACGTAAGGGAGAAAGAGGTCTCGTTAAAGCGGCAAAGCTCGACCTGGATAAGGCCCAAGATGCCTATAATGAAGTGTGTGACCGACTCTGAACGACTTTTTGAACCGTTGCGTTACCCGCCGCAATGACCAAGCGAAAAGCAGGAGACAGCATGGCCTACGAACAAGGAATGAGCATCGCTTACGATGACGCACAGGAACTGCTGACGATCTTTTTCCGCGGACAGAAGTATGAGATCCGGAACAAGTTCCCGGATCACGCATCTGCCATTCGAGCCGGCGAACAGCATTGCAAAATGCTTGGCTGGGGCGTCACCAACCCACCTGCGTGAACCGAACCATGGCCACTCTCGACTTTCAAATCTCCACCGCCTTGAAGCTGTTGAGCGGCTATGAAACGGTCGACCGCGGTGACCTCAGCATGAAACGCATCGGCGATAAGACAATCCAGACCCTAATTGAGAACGGGTGGGCGGAAGAGAGCCGTTCGTTTTCCGGTCGGGCGCTGTATGCGATCACAGAAGCGGGCCGCAAGAAGCTACGCGAGCCAGTCCTGCCGAAGCCACAGAAGGGGGCTCCGCTGAAGACTTTACCGCCTCGTCTTGCTACCATCAACCCGATGGATCGCTTCCGGAAAAAGTGATCAAGCCGCCATCCTGAACCACGCGTCGAATATGATGGTGGTCACGGCAGCAGCCGGCACGAACGGTGCGACATTGGCGGGATGCTTTCCGCGCCTTGCCCGAAGCAAACACGAGTTGCTGCAGTACAGGGATTTCTTGCTGCGGCTCTCGTAGCGATGCCCACAGCAGCGGCAATAGTGGGCATATCGCACAACCCGCATGTTCGCGCTGTGGCACTCCCTAGAGCAAAAATGGCTATAACCCTTCGATGTCGGGCGAGTGTATGAGACGCCGCACTGCTGGCATTCGTATGTCGGTTGCTCGACCCGGCGAGCTTTGCCAGCGCATTCCGACGAGCAGTAGAGCCTTGCCGAGTTGCTGGGCCGGAAGATTGCCCCACAGGAGCCACAGGAGATCGACGATAGCCGTCTGGAATGCTTCGTCGCGCATTCGTGTGAGCAGAACTCGCCACCCTCGAACAGAGGGCGGTAAAGCGTGGCACAGTGCTTGCAGGTCTGAAGGTTGTTCTTGAGGCGCTGGATCGTCAGGTGAGCGTTCGCGTAAGCCTTGTCTGAGGTCCGGCGCTGCTCGAAATCCCTGTGTGCAAGCGCCGATCGCGCGCATACCGACGAGCAGTAGCGGGATTTGATCTTGCCGGTGTTCAACTCATCGGGCACCTCGACGCCGCACCACGCGCAGTTCTCCTCCGCAACGCTGTAGCCTCGCTGGCCTTCCTCCCATGCCGGGCGCTTAGCTCCCATGCGTAGAAAGACCGAGTTGACCATTCTGGAAGCCTCAGCGTCCGCCTGGGGCCATGATCCACCCTGAAGGCATAGAGCCGATCTGACGCCGGCCCTTACCGCACCCTCGTTCTCGAAAGGCGTGACCCGCCAATTCTGCATGAGGTCGAAGACGTCGTTGATGTATGCCTTGCGCTCTTCCGTCTCCACGATCGGCGCAAGCGTGACCTTCTTTCTTGACCCATAGCGGTATTCGTCCCATCCGCCGAACAGGCCATGCTTATGCAGGTGCTCTCCTTTGGCCATCACTTGCCCCCGAACATGGCGTCGAACATACCGGCCGTCAGCTTGCCTTTGGAGCGCGGCGGGAGCGTCTTTGTGCCTTCTGGGGCATCTGCCTTCTTCGCATAGGCGTTTTCTAGCCATACGGCGTCCATGGCGCGCAGGATGATCACATGGTGGGGCAGGATCGGCCAGCGCGAGACCGCGGCGTAACTCTGTATCTCCGTAAAGGAGATCGGGTTCGGGCCAGACATGCCGTAGGTTCGTCCAGAGCTGATGTCGATGAACCAGCGCCACAGGAGTTCGCCGCCGGCAGGTATGGCCATCATGGCCACACCATTGAGCTGGCGCCGCAGATATTCGCACATGAGCTTCTGGATGTTCATGTCATACTCTCCGCTTGTTTACCTTCGGCATGGCACCGCCGACAGCGCGGGCAAAGCCTTCACTGCCGGACCACCGGCCGATGGTGTTTGCAGACTCCTGACGAGAGACATTCTTGACGTAGGCCTGAAGGTTGCCGTTCTCGTCGATCGAGACGCCAACATCGACCTTGACGTCCATCGATCCGCCAGCGCCGCTGTTGCCAAGATCTACCGGGATGCGCCGGCCATCGGGCAGAGGCACTGCGGCTTCTGGGCCTGCCTCGGCAAAAATGGATGGCTCTTTTGCAACGCCGCCGGTCGCATACATTCCGACCTTTGGAGCCGGTGGAAAGTACTTTGAGCCACCCCCGAGCCCGCCACCGAAGATGCTCATGAGGCCAGACAGGAAGCCGCCACCGCTGCCGCCACTGGCGCTCTGCACTTTGAAGATGCTGTTGAGCACATCATCCAAAAGGGCGTCGGCGATTTTCTTCAGGCCATCCACCACGAGGTCAGCGGCGTCTCGCCCGTCAATCATGCCCAGGATGAAGCCCTTGGTGACGTCCTTCGCCTGATCCATTGCCTCCTCTGCCCGCTGCCGGATTTCGTCCTGCTTTTCCGCGAGCATCTGCGATTCCTGGACAGCGAGACCGTATGTCGTGGAAAGGTTCTCGATCTCCTTGGCCAACTCGGGTGTAACCGTGATGCCGGCTCGCTGAGCGGCGTTGAGCAGTTCCTGCTTGGCAGCGGCTGCCTCGACAGCTAGGCCATGATCATCAATCAGCGGGTTGATTGCGCGCTGGGCTTCCGTCTCTGCCCGGAGCACGTCGATCCGCTCCCTGATCTGCTGGGTGCCACGGTCGTATTCGTTATCCTTGCCGGCTTCCTTCGCGGCCTTCTTGGCTGCGGCATCACGTTCGGTTCTAGCAACGCTTTCCTCCGCAAGGGCCGCGGCCTGCTCCTTGGTGAGCTTCACGCCCTTGCTGGAAGCGTCAGACAGGATCTTCTCAATCTCTGTCGAGATCAGCCGCTCGCGGTTAGTCTTCGCCAGTTCATCGCGATATTCTCGCATGTAGTCAGCGCCAAGGTCGCGGGGAGTGACAGGCGTCGTGGTCGTTGCCGGGGTCGCTGGCTTCGCTGCTTGCCGGGTCGCAAGCGTGTCGGTGATCTGCCGATCTTCGGCGTTGAGCATGTCCATCCGGGCCTTGAGCTTGCGGAGGACCATCTCTTCGCTCTTCGGCGTCTGCATGATCTGGTTTTCGAGTTCGACGCGCTCCATCCCCAGCTCACTCTGGCGAAACTGCAGCGTGCTCTTCTTCTGTTCCTCGAACGTGTTGAACTCGTCGATGAAGCGAGACCACGCGGAAACAGCGTCGATGATCGCGGCCTTGATCCTCGTGCCGATCGTGTTCGCGATGATGTTGAACTTCTTGTCGACCTCTTCCGCTCGCTGGACCAATTCCTTGTTCATGACCAGCCCGAGATCATTCGCGGCCTTGATCTGATCACGGATGCCCTGTTCGCCCTGCTCGACAAGTTCGACGAAGCGTTCGCCGGCCTGTCCGCCGAATATCTCGTCGAAGATGCGAACCTGGGCGGCGCGATCGAGGTCTTTGACACGACCGATGATCTCTAGGAACAGGTCGGACGGGTTCTTGAGCTTGCGGGCCAGATCCTCGGAGCTATAACCGAGACGCTGGAACGCCTCAGCGCCACCGCCGGCACCCGTCTGCACGAACTCGTCAGCGCGGATGCTCAGCTCCTTGAAACCGTCCACGAGGGCATCCACGCCGATACGATTCTGCTCCGCGACAAACTTCAGCTCCTGAAACCGCTCGAGGTCCACATTCGCCATTCTGGCTTGGCGTCCGAGATTGGCGGTGCTCTCGATCGATGCCTTTACGGCAGCCGTGAAGCCAGTGAAAGCGGCGGTGGTGGCGCCGATGGCAAAAGCCTTGCCGAATGCGCCGATGCTCGCGCTCGTGGTCGCCAGCGCCTGGTTTATGCGGGTGGTCGAGCGGATCATGTCCGCTTCCATCTGCTGGGTTGCCGACTTCGACGAGCCGCGCAGCTTGGTAAAACTCTGCGAGCCGGTGCGTTCGGCCCTGAGCATGTTCTTTTCGAACTGCGCAATGCGGGCCTCAATCGCGACGACAAGGCGTTCTTCATCGGTGACTGGCATCAGGCGTAGCTCCATTCTTCGACGTCGCCCTCGAAGGTGTCGTAGGACGAGATGTTGGTTTCACCCGCGGCACACCGGGCAACGGCCATGGCAGTCGCTACGGCACCGTCGATGCGGTCCTTGCTCTTGCCCTTGTGGAAGGTGCGGTTGCCGGCCGTGTCCGTACGGATGGCGATGTTATCGAAGTGCCAGCGCAGGATGGGGTGGCCACCGTGCTGAAACTGTCGGGCAAGAATGGCCCGCTCAAGCTCGGTGATGGCCGGCGACATGGTGATCCAGCCCTGCCGCATCTCGACGACTGGCAGCCCCTTGTCCTGCAGGTTGTTCAGGCTGTTGCGCGCAAGGTGCGGATCGAATGCGATCTCGCGGACATTGAACCGGGCGCATAGCTCCTCGATCGCCGCCTCCACCGCGTGATAGTCCACCACGTTGCCATCGGTCAGGGTTATGAGGCCTTGCTCCTCCCAGACCATGTAATTCACGCCGTCCTGGCCCGCCTTGCGGTGAATGTTGTCCCTCGGCAGGAAGAACCACGGATGCACGACATAACCGGCCTCACGGTCGCCCCAAGCCGCAACGACGGCTGTCAGGTCGCTTGTGCTGGAAAGGTCCACGCCGAGATAGCAAGGCGTCTGTTTGGCTTCTAGATCATCCAAGGATACCGAAATTTCGGCACCCTCGTCGTAGACCGGCATGGAGACGAACGGTGACGCGCTGTAATCCAGCCAGCAGTTGAGGTGGAACTGCCGGAAGTTATCGCGCTCTGCGGGCTGCTCCTTGGCCTCGTGAGCCATCGAGCGCAGGCCGTCTATATCGGGATAACCATCGGCAAGGCCGGGATTGACGAAGTGCCACAGGTCTTCGTCCTGCCAGTCGGCATCATGCTCTGTCTCGAACAGCACCGGCAGGAAGCGCGGGTCTTCGATTTCACCTGACTGCACCTTTCGGGCATACTTCAGGCGCTCATAGGCAAGGTTCTCTTGGCCCCTGCCTGCCTGGGTGATGATGACCAGCAGAGAGCCTTTGGTCTTGTTCAGCGACGTGCGCAGCGCTGCCCACATCATGCGGGAGATTTCGCCCTCCCAGTTGATCAGCTCGTCGGCCAGCACGAAATTAGCGGTCTTCCCGAGCTTGCCCTTCTTGGCCGATGCCAGCGCCCGGAACTTGGCCTTGCTAAGGCGGTGCTCAAGAACGAACGTGCTCTCGGTCGGCTTCATCTTCTCCTGAAGCCACTCGGTATCGTCAACGATGCTCACGGCCTCGTCGTAGGCGATACGCGCGTCTTCCTCTGCCGAGCCAGCTACGAACACCTGACCGGACGGAACGCGCTCGTAGCCCACCGTATGGAGCAATGCGAGGCCTGCGCCCATGGTGGTCTTACGGGCACCGCGCGGGAGCATGATGAAAACCGTCTTCACCTGCCGCCGGCCATCGGGGAAGCACGGCCCATAGATGCGCCTGACGATGCGCTCCCAGAACAGCGGGAGGTCAAACTTGCCGTCTTCGCTCTTCGGGTGATTGAGAGCGCGCAAGAACTGCACGGCCTGCTCGCCCTTGCCGAACGGGTCATCGATCTCGGAGCCGTCGAATATCCACTCCGGCCGGGTGGCTTTCAACCCGCCCGATCGTGCGGCTTGATCAGACTTTGAGGCCAACGGGTGCGCCTCCTGTATTCGGCTTTTCACTGCCACCGAATCCCTGCTTCGACCGAGCGGCTGGCGTCAGGCCGAGCTCTGCCGACAGGCGGGCAACGGTCTCCATCGCCTTCGCCATCATGCCGTGCGCCGGGTTCGGCTTGAGCATGCCGTGAGCCGTTTTCACGAGAGGACCGTGCTCTTCCATGGCCTTCTGCATCTCGCGGACGGTCCACAGCGCAACGATGTAGGTTTCCAGCACGCCCATCATGGAGGCGGTCAGGATTTGCCGCTGCACCATGTCGGCGGCAACCTCGTTATATTCACTTACGAGGTCCGATGGGATGCTGTCAGGCGCTTTCGGCACGCCCTTCAAGCCGCCGTCGATGGCCTTCAGCGTGGCCTTTGCGCCGCGTGTGCCCTTGCTGCTCATGCTGACCTCCCGCCAATTGGCGAAAGGTTCAGAAGGCAAATTTGCCCACTGATCAGGGTGACCAATTGGGCACCTTGAACTTTGGAGCAATCGCGCCGAAGTGACTTAGGGACCGTGGTCCCGAAGTTGGAAACGTGCAAATTTGCATCTTTCCTCATGCAGCCCTCACAGCGCGAAGTTCTAGCCCCTTGCGACGGCCGATTTCCTTCACTTCCTTGAGGTTGAACAGCTCGCCCTCATGCTCGATCCGGTCGGCATTGGTGACACCGGAGAGCCAGCGGGTGCGGAAGATGATCACGGTCTCGTCGCTGGCACCGGATGCCCGGATGAACTCTTCGGTGGATGCCTGGATGAGCTGCGCCCGGAGCGTGGCCTTGTCGGTCCACGTCTCGATCGGGGTGCCGAAGTCATCCACCGTGTTGGTGAAGGCTTGAATGGTGATAGTGCGATCCATCTTCCCGGCGCGCATCAGGCCACCTCCACGACGACAGCGTTGACGGTAACGACGGCATGAGACGTTGCGCCATCAGGATCACGAAGGAAGCGAGTGCTCTGGACGTGGCAATCGGCGACGTGGAAGCCGCCCGAAAGGGCAAATTTGCCTGTTCGGAGTGCCGACCTGATCGCGCCTGCGATTGCCTTCACGCCCGCCGTGCTAGGCTCTTCCTTCCACACATGCAGGTCGAGATAGACCCGCGTCCGGTTGCGGCTGACGCTGTCGCCCTCGTCGAGGCTCTGGCCCTCGCCAATGATGATGGACGGCGATGGGTTCGGGCGCTCGTTGCGGTCGAGGATGTTGGCGGCTGGCACTAGGCCACTCAAAACTGAGGAGCCTACCAGACGAGCGCGGATGGCTGTTTGCAGGACGATTTCCGGACTGCTCATTTCTTGCCCCAGTGCTTCTTGACGGCGCGGCTGACCGCGCCCTTGATCCGGGTTGCAGCTCTCTTCCTGCCGAGCCTGAAACCCGGCCAGAAGAACGGCTGGGCTTGTGCCTTTTTGGTGCCGTGCTCGACGAGGTGAGCGTATCGGACATCCGTATTGCCGGCGGTGATGACGGCTTCCAGCTCGCCCGCCTTCCGGCTTCCGCCTGGCTGCGAGTATGGCGGCGTGGTCTGGCCCGGAGGCGTGACCGTGATGCTCTCCTTCAGTTCGCCGCTGTCTTCGGGTGCGAGCTGCTTCTGTAGCCCTGCCACCTCGTTGGCTGAGCGCAGGATCGCCGGCTGCACGGCCTCACGAACCGCCACAGGGATGGCCCGCATGCGCTTCTGGAACCGGGAGAGACCGCCATCATCAGCCAAAGCTGTACTCCCTGTATTCAGCAACGATGGCCTGCACACCGAATGGAAGCTCCTGCGCGGACACACCAACGAGGGTTGCCTCCCGGTTTTCGTACCAGTCAGCCGCCAGCATCAGCACCGCTTCCTTCAAAGCCGGCGGCACGGTGTCGGGATAGGTCTCCTCGATCTTGAAGCCGAGCAGCCGTTCAATGTGGTCCTGAGCAGCCGCTGCTTTGCGATCGAGCAGTGCGTCGTCGCCTTCACCAAGGCCGTCCGTCAGGTTCAGTTGCTCACGCAATTCGGCAGTCGTAACGATCATTGAACAGTCTCCTTCCGCCGTTCACAAAAACAGGACGCAAATCGAAAGATTTTCACAGAGTGATCCCCGCGCCGGTCCCTGAGAGGTGGCCAAAGTTGAGGACCACCCCCGGTCTGCCCCTGCCTTGAGGTGGGTGCAGATCATTCGAACCTCACGGTGCCTTCGGTAAGGTCGATGGTGATCTTCGGATCGTGCCGAGAGCTTTTCAGAACCACATGCAGGCCCTTTGCTTCGTAGGAGCCGATGTCGGCCTGCTCCATGGTCATCGCAAGCTCCTCGTCTGCCTGCACTCGGTTGAGTGCCTCGTAGACATGGCCAGCCTCAAGCACGATGTCCTCACCCACAAGGACAGGACGCATAGAGCCGTCGAACCGCATGGCCTTGAACAGAGGCATGGCCTCGATAAGCGCGGACTGTTGTCCTTTGGTGAGAGATGGCGCTGCAACTAAGATCAGGACATTGCCGTCCTCGTCCTTCACACCGTCGATGCTGATACGGTTGCTCATGATCATGCTTCCTCAGCATCGATGCGGACGATGTTGCTGTTCACGCCAAGGCTGATGTTGAGCATCATGACGTTGTCGGCAGCATCGAACTGTTCGGCCTGGCTCATGACCTTGGCGATGAACAGGCGCTCGGATGGGGTGCCGCCTGCAGGTGCATCGTTGAGCACGAGACGGAACTCGTAGTCGTGGATGGTCTTCTCAGCGGCGATGGCTGCCTGCTGTCCCTCGTCGGCGTAGTCGATACCTGCGACCACTTCCATCGTGCCGGCAGAGCGAGCACCCTTGAGGGTACGCTGGCGGTTGGCACCGATCGAGGTGAAGTTGACAGCGTTGGCCGTGTCACCGAGCGAGCCGAGACCTTCAAGCTCACCGATCTCTTTCCATGTGGCTGCATTGGCGGCAGAGAAGTCCGCACGCACGAAGTCTGCAGTCTTCTGTTCCTTGGCGACACCGATGTAGAGCTTGGCTCCAGCAGTCGTTGCGATGGTCATGGGTTCACCCTTTCCTGTGTGCGCCGCTCCTCAGCGGCCTCAATTGCGTTGCAGCGCTGACAGCCGGGTCTCCAGTTGGAGCGCACCATGCGAAGGTCAGGGCGGGTTCGGATGCTCTGGATGTGCATGACGACGGTGGCCTTTGCCCCGCAGCGTGCGCACAGTTCGTTTTCGGGCATGGAGAGGAAAGCACGCGCCTCCCTCGTCCAATCCGCGTCATAACCACGCTGGCGGGCAGCAGGGCGTTTCTTGTCGAAGCGGGCCTTGCGCTCTCTGTCGGCTGCCTGCGCACGCTGGCAACGCTCTCCGGCTGGATGAGCGGCACCACAGTGCGAGCAGATGGAGGGAGCGCGATATGGCATCAGGGCATCCTGATGTGTTCGTGGCCAATGAGGGCGACGGCACCGGCCTGAATGGACGTGCCACCCGCCTTGGTGAGGGCGAGACGAACGAACCGCTTCTTGCCGATGTATTCGACCTGATAAGCGCTCGTGGCTGCCAGCGTGGCCGGTACGCCGCTGATGATGTCCTCGTCGTCGACATCGGTGTAGCCGGAGCCGGAAGAATCGCTTTCCTGCACCTTCACACCGAAATCGCCGGCTCCGGTGACGGCTCCGGTGTTGATGATGAACATGAGGCCCTGCGAGCCTTTGCGATCGATTTCGAGGCCGTCGGCGGCTGCAGCCTGCGAAGCGGAATTGATCGCCGCGACGACTGCGAGGTTATGGAAAAGACCTTTGCGCATGGGATGCTCCTTAGTTCGCTGCGATCTTGAGGAACTTGATCGCGTTGAAGTCACCAGCGCCGCCGCCCACACGCTTGTAGACGTCGAAGACCACGCGGCCCTTCTGGGTGAGTTCGTCGCGATTGACGCGGATGCCCTGGCGATCGACGATGACGTAGCCCTGACGGAAGTCACCGAAGGCAATGGGCGTGGTGCCGGCGCCGATGTCCGGCATGTTTTCGTCGATCTCGACGCGGTAGCCGAGCAGCGGGTGCTCAACGCCCTCAATCAGGTTGCCGGTCGGTGCCCAGAGGAAGCGGCCGACCTGATCCTGAATGGTGCGAAGGCGAACCGCGGTGTTCGAGTTCATGATGAAGACGGCGTTGCCCTTATATGGGCGGCGAAGTGCCGAGACGAGCTTGATCAGTGCCGCCGTCAGGTTTGCGTCGGTCGGTGCCGATGCGTGGCCTGCCGGGATGTACTGATGCTTGCCCCATGCGCGGGCAAAGTCCTTTTCGGGAGCAGTGCCGTAGTCCAGCAGGCCGCGGGGCTTGCCTTCGACGCCATCGCCCGTCCAGAACGCTTCGCCTTCGGTTTCGTCGAAGTCATGGACGGCGTTGTTGATCAGCCAGGAGGCGATGTCAGTGGCGGCATCGTCCAGCAGATGGCGCGTGGCAACCGGTGCGGCGTAAAGCTCCATGACCGGATAGCTGTGCTTGATCAGTTCCGGCCGCGGCGTGTCCTGCGGGCGGTCATCGCGTTCCGCCACCCACTGGGCGCCACGCTTGCCCATCGAATAGAAGCGCTCGTACTTGTCGGTGGAGATGCTGACGACTTCTGCCAGACCGCGCAGAACCGAAAGATCGGTCATCAGCGTGCGGATGGAAAGGTCCACGGTCGGCAGGACGAAATAGCCGCCGGCTGCATCGTTGTCGGAGGAAGCCGCCGCCTTGATATCGGCATCGAGGCCGGTGCGCAGCAGGGTCGCCAGCGCCTTCTTCTCGATATCGAGCTGTTCAGCGGCATCCTTCTTGCCACCCGGCCGGTCAGCCTTCTTTTCGAGTTCGTCGATGCGATCGATCAGCGCCTTGACCTCGGCACCGCCTTCCATCTTCTTCAGACGTTCGTCGACGGTCTTCTGGAGGTCTTCCAGCGACTTGGTAACGATGGACAGCGGGTCGTCCTCGTCGCCCTTGCGGGTGATTGCCACGCTGCCGAGCAGCGCCTCTTTCATGACATGCTGCATGTCACTTCCTTCCGATCTGCGCGGCTGCGCGGTTGATAGCAGCGGCGATGCTGAGCGCTGCCACTGCCGACTTGGCGGAAGTCACCTTCGCGCCGGGATGCATCGGGATCGTCACGAGGGACGCTTCCAGAAGCTCAAGGGATTTGATCATTCGGCCCCCGTCAGAGCGGGATGTGGCCTTCTTGGTGATGAAGCCGATGGACAGGCCGCGAACGGCGCCAGACTTCACCAGAGCGCGGACCTCGCGGGCGCGGGCCACTTCATCGACCAGCAGCTTGCCGGAGATGTGCAGGCCGTCCGATTTCTCGGTGGCGATGTCCCACGTTCCGATCGGATCATTCATGTCGTGACCGAAGAGCATGGGAATGGGCAGCTTGGCGGCTTTGAAGGCGCCTGGCTCGATCCAGTCGCCTATGCGGTCAGGCGTGCCGAACTTCCATGCGAGGCCGGATACGATACCGGCATCATCGGAAAGGATCTTCGTCTCGATGAAGATGCGATCCATCAAACGGCCTCCGGCGCGAAGTTACGACGATCACCCGCAAATCCGTCCACCTGCGCCTGAAGCCAATCGGCAGCCTTGAGGACGCGGACCACGTTGCGATGATTGAACGACAGGTCGGAGCCTTCGTGCTGTACCTCCCAGCGCAGCACGCACTTGGCGAGGCAGCCAATGCGGGCAGCTTCCCGCTGCTCGGCAGAAACGCGGCCATCAGGATCGGCGCGCTCGGCAAGCTCGTCCATCATCTCGACGCGGGCGCGGCGCTGGGTGTCGCTGTCAGGGCCGGCCAGCCAAAGGACCATACCGGTTGGCTTACCCCCCCAAGGGTCGACGATCTCCAGCTTCCGTCCGCGGTCCTGATCGACCACGTTGGCAATGATGTCATCAAGCGTCATCGCTCGGCTCCTTGTCGGGATCGGTTTCGTCGTCAGGCTTTGGCGAGATGTCCTCAGATTTGAGGGTATCTCCCGGCTGGCTGCTGCCGGTGTTCGGATTGGCATATTCCTCGCCACCTTCACGCGGCGGCAGGTCCAGCCAGTCGCGTCCGGTGTTCGGGTTGATGACGCGGGAGGCTACGAGGCTGTTGATCGCGTTCGCCAGCACCGCCAGATCGACCTTGCTGAAATCGTCGCGTTCGAACCGGACGGCGAATTTCTTGCGGTCATCCTTGGAGAACAGCGCGCGGCGGAATGCGCTTTCGAGAGCCTTCAGCCACGGCTCAAGGCAGAGCATCAGGAAAAGCCGCTGCATCTCGGCCGAGTTCGACCAGGTGGCGCGGGACATTTCACCGATGAGGATGGCCGGGATGTTGAAGGCGCGGGCGATTTCCTGAAGCTGGAAGATACGGAGCTGCTGGAACTGAGCATCGACGCTCGAAAGCGTCATCTGCTTCCATTGTGCGCCGTCGAAGAGGATGCCCGTCTTGCCGGCGTTCTCGCTGCCTTCCATGGCAGCCTTCCACCCGGCGATCATCGCCTTCACGCCGTCATTGCCAAGAGCCTTCGGGGTCTCGATCACGCCGCCGGGGCGTGCGCCTTTGCCGAACAGGCGGGCCGCATGACGCTCCATGACGATGGCAACGCCGATAGCCTCGCGGCACAGTGTCAGAGGTGATTTGTCGAAGGTGCTCTTGAGGTGGATGATCCGATCTGCTGGTTCAATGATGTTGTTGATCCGATAGCGCGGCTCCAGCGTATCGTCGGGATAGTCCACGTTGATGAAGCCGGGGCGGTAGCGGATGATCTGGAGGGCGCGGCCATCGCTGGAGCGCGTCACCTTGGCAAGCCCGCCCGGATCGCGGGTCAGGGCATCGACCATGAGCGAGCGGATCAGTTCGAAGCCAGAGGTCCAGTCGTTGGCCTCGTGCTTGAGGAGATCTGCGGCGGGATGATTGGGAACGTCTGTCTCGGTACCATCGGCGGCGATGCTCACCACCTTCACCCGGAGGCTGGCGGCGGCTTCCGCGATGGTGCGGACCGCGGCGGCAACGGCCGGCACCTGAAGCGCGATTGGTGCCGACACCGGAATGCCGGTCGCGGTCGGCATGCCCCCTCCGAGCATCTCAAGGATCTGCTCGTCAGTGAGGGCTTTTTCTTCGCGCTTGAAACTGAGTGGCCATTGTAGCTTCATGCATCAGTTTATGCCTGATGCGAGCCGTTATCGTTTAGCGGTTTGAGAGGGGAATTCATGGTTTCAGAGGGGGATACATGGGGTGGTTAAAGGACCTGCTTATCTGGAATGAGGACCGCTATAAGATAATACAGCTTCGACACGAACTTGATCGCATTGACGCTATGTATGCTCAGGCAAGGAAAGCCGCGGGATTTCAACCCGGCTCACAGGACGATAACAATCTTTACTGGAGCTTCACCAACGACCGAGAATTAACGCTCGCGGAATTGGATGAGATCGAAACGAAGACCCTCCTCAGACGTGCTAAGAAGTGGAACATTCCAATCCCGGCAAGACCGATAATGCCGACAGAGGAAAATGAGTATTGGAATTGGTGCGGACCGCACTATCGACACTACCTGAGCGCCATGGGCAAAACATACCTGAGAAGGGAAGCTTTTGCCGAGATGGAAATGTATTCCAAGCCTTGGGCAACTTGGCTAGCCCTTGGTGTCAGCGGGTTGAGCCTTCTAATCTCTGTTCTGAAATCTTAGAAACGCGATTAGGTCATCCTCGAAAGCATAATAGCGCCCGCCGATCTCCTTGACCGGCGAGCCTTCCTGTTTGGCGATTGTGTCCCGTACGAAGTCGGCGCCAACCCCGATCCGTCGGCCGATCGCCGGCAGCGTCCAGATGATGCGCGACGGGTTGCCAGAGGGCTTGGCTTTGGCCTCCACCAAAGCATCAAAGCGAGCGGCCGTTAGGATAGGCCGGCTCAAATGGTATGCTCCTTCAGCACCTCGACCGGAACGCCCATGTCGGCGTAGCGCTTGTACTCGCGTTGCGCAAAAGCGTTCGAGGTCGTGTTGATGATCTGCTTGCGCTTTCCCGCCGCATCGACCGCATAGATGAAGTACCGCCAATGGACGGCGCTCTCTCCATACCCGATATCACCCCATTCGCGGACGCGCTCGAGGAGGATCTTCACAGGACGCGGATCGGTCTTCGCCTTAGTGTCGGCCGCGACCTCTTCCTTCGACTTCTCCTGCACACCGAGAGCCGCACGCATGCGCTCCTCAAGAGCCTGATCGTCGTCGTTGATGTCCTCACTCATACCGCTCTCCTCTTCAACGGAATAGCATCGCCGCCGCCTTTCGCGCGCGGGATGTTATAAATCACTTCCATGGCTGCCTTGTGAATCAGAGCCGGCATCAGGTCGATGACATTGCTCGGTCTGGCGTCAGCCCACTCGAACAGGTTCAACTGCTTCAT